GCTTGGGAGTCCTCTAGTGCTTCCCGACGCTCGCTACGACTCACCGCCAAGCAACTTGGTGATGGCCGCATCCGAAGAGGCAGTGAACAGGGTCTTAAACCCTGTCCATACAGCCATGAGCTCCGTATTCGTATAACCGGCAGGAGGAATGTCAAACACGACATATTGTGCCGTCGTGACCTTGACATTTTCTGCCGGCTTAAACGGATCAGAGGTCAACTTCGAGTGGTCAAGCCGAAGCAATCGACGCGCCCTGCCCTGTTTTACCAAGGCATGGTTTATCGAGAGCTTCAAAAGTCCATCAGCAGACGCATACGCTGACTCTGCCCCTTCCGCAAAAGTACGCGGAAGCGGCGTTGTCACCGCGCTAATGGTAATGGACTGCGGATCGGTGAAAGACATAGGCATCACTCCTAGGGCTCAGGTCATGAGCCCCTGTTGACGTTTACGCAGGGTAGCTCATCTATCGACGCCCATGGCTTACGCCAAGGGCGGCGATAATGGCTTTCTGGGTGCCCGACAAGGCACTCAGATCTACGCCGAACCCAAAGGGTGTCGCCTTCCTCCTTAACTTCCTTTCGGAAGTTAACACCACCGGAGGAGGGTGACCGGTGAAACCGCTACCAACCTTCAAGGTTGAGGCGGGATCACCGTCAAAGGTATAGATATCTTGGACAATAGAATGTTCCATGATATAGCCATACCTGAGTACGAGGCCATACTGGCTATAAGCACTGAGGTTATGTATTATATCCCCAGTGCTCGTAAACCAGTCAACGGCCCAGCTCCATGGTGCTATAGACCATACAACGTCTGGCGTAAGGTCGAGACCAAGAACTTGTCTCGCCTTGGAAAGAACATCACCATACTGCCAAGGGGCAAAGCCCGGAGGCGCATGGTAGGTGAACATTCCAGAAAACCAGCGTTGTATTGTAGTCTTACGACTACGGGTTATAACACCATAGTGTCCGGCTACCTTCTGACCATTGTTATAGAGAAGTTGTTGGGCCACAAAACTAGGCCCACCAACTGACTGCATCTCTGGAAACGTGGTCGTCGAGTAGCTGACTTCAGGAGGAAACGAATACTTCCGCCGGACACCCTTACCTCCATCCCGAACAAACTGCGAGTACAGTTTGTCGAAATGGTGGATACCACGAACAAAGTTCGTGATATCCGATATAAGGGGCTTCCAGCCGAATTGGAGGTTGAGATATTCTCCACCCGCGTTTTTGGCGCGGAGGGTCCTATCTCGCCAGAGGGAATGGCCTACCAGGTGTGGTACGCCATCCTTCCAGGCCTCCAACAAGGCAACAGCAGTCTGTGCCACGGAATTCGTTGGGGCGGAGAGAGCAATGGCCTTCGTACCCCAGAAGTTCAGTTCGATATCACTCGAACTGGCAAATGGGGGGAAGGTCCAGCTCGGACTCCAGGGAATGCAAATCGGTCCACGATATGTGTACCGACTCTCACGCCCGGAGCCCCCATAATATGGGTCTCCATCTTCCCACGGCCATCTAATCGTGACGATCTCCGGTAAAGGAGATTCGACCGATTGTTTGGACATGGTAAAATTGCCCCCCATGTCACCCTCAAACACAAAATTCTTGCGTTTGTGAATGGCATGGTTCTCGGACTCAGTTTCCTGAGTCCCCTGAAGTCGCCCCCAAAAGAGAGGGTCATTCCACGTACGCCAAGGATTAGGGATAGGAGTGACAGCAGAACCGTCACTCTTTCTCCGAACCTCAAGCGTCGCGGAGGCTTTCGTAGCTGCACCGTAAGGTACAGTCCTACGTCTCTTTCGGGACACGGATCAGAGCTCCTTTCGGTCCAGGAGGGTACATCCCTCCTATCCCATACCAACA